TTTATATATCAACACGATAGCACCACATTAAATAACTCTGAAAATTTAGGTAACTCCGTACCTTTTTGTGAGAGTGGCCCAATAGAAATAGGCAATGGTGATAACTATGTGCAATGTAATCAGATTATTCCAGATGAAGAAGCAGCTGCATTACCAGGAGTAAGTTTAAGTTTTAAAGGAAAGTTTACACCACTAGGAGCAGAAACAGATTTTGGTACATTTACTTTTAATAGTGATGGTTACACAGACGCAAGATTTACAGCAAGACAAGTTAAAATGAAAATTACAGGTGATACCGACCAAACATTTCAGGTTGGTAAGATACGATTAAACGTAAGAAAAAGAGGGCGTAGGTAATGGCAAGACGAGCCTTAACAAGACCAGGCCCCGTATTTAATACTGAATATCAAAACTACTTGGTATCAGAAATAGAATATAGAGATGGCTTAACCTTTAAAAAGGGAGAGCGTATTGAAGCAAATGGCCCAGATCAAACTGAGCTAGTATTAATAAGTCCAAATGGAACAAAATATAAAGTCGAAGTTGACGATAGTGGAAACCTCTCAGCAACAGCAACAGTCTAAAGAAGACTGGGAAATAGAGTTTGATAGGTTAGAGCATCATATTAAACGTGCATTACAGCACCAAGATATGTATAATTTAACTGATATTAAAGAAAATATCCGCCTTGGTATATTTCATATTTGGGGTGGTAAAAACTCAGTAATTATTACACACTTTATTGAGTACCCTCGCTATAAAGCATTAAATATTTTAATTGGAGCTGGGGATTTTAAAGAGTTAGAAAAAATGTTTTCTAGCGTAGAAAAATTTGCAAAACAATTTGGATGCAAAAAAATATTTTTAGGTGGCCGTAAAGGATGGTCACGAAAAATTAAACATCTAGGTTTTGAAAAATTAAATTTTATAGAAAAGGAATTATAGAGGAAATATTATGGCATCAGCAATACCCTATGTTACAGCAGGTTTAGGCATTTACAATGCTACCCAAGGTGGTGGAGATCAAAAAACTTCTGCAACTCAGCTAGACCCAGCAACAGCTGCTAGGTATGAAGATTTATATAATAAAGGTTTAAATGTATATAACACTCCCTTTACTCCATATACAGGCAATAGAGTTGCTGGTTTCACTTCAGACCAGTTAGCAGCACAAGGTCAATATAAAAACATGCTTGACCAATCATTAAGATTTGACCCTAGAAATCAATTAAATGAACTAGCAGGACAAGGCCCTCAATCTGTAAATGTTAAATCTTTATTAGATGGAGATATAGGAGCATATCAAAATCCATTTAGACAACAAGTAATAGATAATACACTTAGCGATCTTGATAGGGCAAGACAAATGCAAATACAAAGCGACCAAGATGCAGCAATAGGACAAGGTGCATTTGGTGGTTCACGTTCAGCAATATTAGAATCAGAAACCAATAGAAACTTTTTTGACAGAGCTGGTGACGTAACTTCAAGGTTAAATAAACAAGGGTTTGATAGTGCAGTGAATTTAATGGGTCAAGATATTAACAGACAGTTTGATGCTGATAGATTTAATTCTAATCTTGGTATGCAGAATAATAATTTTCAAGCTAATTTATTAAATAATCAATTAGCTGACCAATACAAAGCACTTGGTTTATTTAATCAGGTAGGAAATCAGCAACAAAACTTAAACCAAGTAAACAATGACTTTGATTTTAGTGAGTTCTTAAGACAAATAAATTATCCAAAAGAACAGCTTGGATTACTAGGTAACACTGTATTGGGAATGAATAGTGGTACTACAACAACAGATAGTAATCAACAAGGTTTAGCAGGACAACTGCAATCGGGTATTAACACCTACAATACTGCAAATCAATTTTTTGATTTATTTACATAAGGTTAATTATGGCTAACGAATATATGAAACGAAATCAAGCAATCATAGGAGGATTACCTTTAACAGGTGGCGTTACCTTTGATGAGTTTGAAGACGCAAGGTTAAATGGTTTATTAAAAGATATCAACAATACAAATAATTTTATTGCTGAAAATGATTTGCTAAAACAACCAGTTCCACAAGTAGATAAAAAAATGGAAAGAAGAAAAGCATTACAAGATATTGCTGATAGATTTGGTATTATTAATGCTCAACAGTCTGGTAATTATCAAGCAGCAGCTAATATGCAAAACGCATTAGACCAAAGAAAGCAACAAGAAGAACAACAGAAAACATTAAAAAAAGCATTTGCAAACAACCCAGAATTGGAAAAAATATATAATGTATTTGGCCCTCAAGCTGCATATAATTATGCGTATGGTCAACCTAAAAATAATCAACCATCATCAGTAAAAGAATTTCAGTTTGCACAACAAAACGGCTATCAAGGATCATACCCAGATTTCTTACAATCTAAAAAAGCAACAACAAATATAAATACTGGTATTAGCGGTTTCCAAAAAGCAGCGGTTGATGCTTACAATGATGTTCAAGCAAAAGCTAGAGATGCAAGAGTAATTAATACAAGTTTAGATACTCTTGATAATTTATTAAATAAAGGTGTGAATACAGGTTTTGGTGCTGGCTTTGGTTTAAGCCTTCAAAGAATTGGTCAAAGCCTGGTAGGTGAAGATTATAAGGTTGGTGATGTTGCTGGTAGAGAAGCCTTCCAAGCTGAAACAACAAAACTTATCTTACCTCTTGTAAAACAACTTGGTGTAAACCCAACAGATAAAGATTTAGATTTTGTAAAAACAGGTGCTATCGAGCTTAGTAAGTCTGAAGCTGGTAATAAAATAATGATAGCTGGTCTTAGACTTTCACAACAAAGAAAATTAGATGAAGCTAATTTTGATAATCAGTTTTATTTGAAAAATCCTCAAGCATTACCGTTTGAAAGAAATATTGCTTTCCAAAAACACATGAATGCAAATCCTGAGTTATATACTTCAGATAGTCTACAGCAGGCTTATGATGATTTACTATTAAACCAAGCTACCAGCAGTTCTATAATAACATCTGATGAAAAAGCACCATTTATACCAGAATGAAATACGAAATAGGAAAAATATATACATTCCCAAATACTGACGGTGCATATCTTTATAAAGGTGGCGACCCTAAAGATCAAAACAGCTGGAAAAGTAATGTTATGTCTGGGCCAGTTGCAAGTACGCTTGGCGGCACAACTTTTCAATTTCAAGATGAAATACTTGGTGGAATTAGAGGTGCATTAAGTCCCAATCTTACAATGCAAGAAGGTATAGATTTAGAAAGAAAAGCATTAGAACAATATCAAAAAGAAAATCCATTAACATCATTTGGTTATGAAATGGGTGGAGCTATAGCACCAGCTATAGCAACTTTTGGTGCTTCAGCACCATTATCAGCGGCAAAAGTTGGAACAACGGCATTAAAAGCTGGAGCTTCTGGTTTTGCTTATGGAGCTGGTTCTGGAGAAGGGATACAAGACAAAGTTCTACAAGGAGCTGTTACCGCTCCTATTGCTGGAATTACTGGTGGAGCAACAACATTACTTGCTAAACCTGTAGCTAAAATTGGTAAAACCATAAAGAGTGCTTTTGAATCACCTGTTAAAAAGGGAGAAAAAGAGGCGGTTAAGTTAGTCAAACAAGCATTAGAATATGATAAAACAAATATAGACGAAGCTATTAAATATATTTTAGAAAGGTCTGGAAAAGAATTTTCTTTAGCAGATATTGGCCCAAGTAGTAGAGCTTACCTTGATGCAGTAAATGTTTTGCCTGGCCCTGGTAAAAAAACAGCAATGGATTTTTTAATTAAAAGAAACGGCGGAGCTTTGGATAGAATAAAAAGTGATTTAACAGATGTTTTTGGTGAACAAGGATCATACTTTGATACTTATAAAGCACTAGAAACGGTTAGAAAAAGTTCTGGTCAAAAGATGTATCAAAAAGCATTTGAGAAAAAAGTACCAGTATCAGAAGAATTAACTTCATTGTTAAAAACAGATGTTATGCAAGATGCTTTAAATACAGCGTATAAAATTGCAAATGCAGAAAAGGTAAAATTACCTAATTTAATTATTGGTAAAAACGGTAAACTTTTCACACAAAAAGGTGCTGAAGTAACAGACATTGATACAAAGTTTTTACATTATATAAAACTTGGTTTGGATGATACTATCTATACCAGTAAATCAGGACAAAATCCTGTTGGTAATGTTTTATTAAGATTAAATACAGAAAGAAAACATGAATTTTTAGATTTTTTAGACTCTAATAATCCAGCATACAAAGCAGCAAGAAACCAATGGGCAGAAAAATCTGCAATAATGGATGCTCTTGATTCTGGAAGAAACATTTTAAAACCAAGTACAAATGTAGATGAACTAGCAGATGAGATAACAAGAATGTCTCAATCAGAAAAGTTAGCATTTAGAAATGGTGTAATGAATACTATTATAGATAAAATGGAGTCATCTGTTTTTGATGCAACATCAGGCAGAGGAACTAATCTTGCTTATAATATTGTAAAAACGCCAAAAAACAAAAAATTATTAAGACTTACTTTTCCAAGCACACCTCAAGGTGAAAAATCATTTAATAAATTTATGTCTAAATTGAATGATGAAATACAGATTAAAGATACAGCCAATACAGTGGTTGGTAATAGTGCTACTGTTGGTAGGGCTGAGGCACTTGCTCAGATTAAAAATATTGTTGAGCCAGATGATATACAAAATCTAAGCACGGTTGGTCTTGTTTATGGTTTGTTTAAATCTGACTATAAAGGTGCTTCTGAAGAAGCCTCTATTGCAGCCGCTAATAAACTTGCACAAATGCTTACAGAAACCAATCCAAAAGCATTGGAGCAAATTAGAAAAGAAGTAGCTGAAAAAGGTTTTGCTAAAAATATATTACAAAAATATATACCAAACTTAGGAACAGCGATTGGAAGAGGTATTGTTAATCCTAGTCCAGTAGGGGTTGCAACAGGATCGGTAGTACAACCAATAGCAGAGGGTAGTTCACAAGCATTACAACAACAAATAGGATTGCTTAAATAAATTAACATGACATATCATGCCACGCGAGACGGAGCGAATAGGTAGGAGTGGTGAATATTTAGCCTGCTCAGTTCTAGCGAGAGAATCAGACACCGTTACAATAATGCCTCATACATCCCATGCCGATGTGATCTTTGAGTGGAAACATAAACTATATAGATGCCAAGTTAAAACAGTTACACATATAGAAAAGACAAAAAAGAACTGGCGGTTTGATATTCGTAAAGGCATTACCACCACAGGAAGACATTATAAAAAAAATCAAATAGATATAATCGCAATGGTTAATCTTAAATACCAGACTGTATGCTTCAGAGCCTTTTCTGATTGTCAAACAACACAAATCACGATAAAGGACGAAATTATGAAATCAATCAATTCTATTGAAAGTTTAAAAGAAGCTATGGAGTCGATTGTTTTTGCGACTGATAGTCGACAAAGCAAAAAATAGTCGACTTC